ATCAAGCGGCCCAAGCGTCTGGCGTTGCGTTGCCGTAGTGGTCATTGGATTCGGGAAGAACCCAAGCGCCTGTTGGAGTATTTGTAGATCGCGCATAGGCTCGCCTTGCTCGCGCATAAATGCTTCTTCAGCCGCCGTCATGCGCTGTTGCTGCGCCAAGCGGATAGCTTCTTGCGCGTTGAATGCCGCTTGTGCGCCTTCTGTCGCAGCCCTCTGACCAGTAACGCCAAGCCCCGCCAACTGTGCCCCACGGGCCAAGTTAGCCTGAGAAGTAGCCTGCGCCATGGCGGCTCGCTGCTGGGCTTCCTGCGCCGCCGCTTGGGCCTGCGCCTGCTCAAACCCGCCAAGCATACCAGCACGGGCCAGTTCAGATTGAGTGCCAGCAACCCCAAGCTGCCCAATCTGACCGGCGCCAGTGTAAACGCCAGTTTGTTCAGCTTGGGTAAGCGCCCCCAAATCCCTGGCGCCACCAAACATCCCTGCCTGTTGCGCTTGCGTCAAAGCGCCAAGTTGCTGGGCAGCGGCAAGACGCTGCTGGGCACCCTGCAAGCCATACCCCACATCTTGCGCCGCCATCCGGCCAGCGGTTTCAAAACCCTGCGCCCGCAACTGGGCAGAAGTCCGGGCGGCTTGTTCCAGGGCAGCGCGGTTAGTCTCGGCTTCTGCAACAGCCTGGCGGGAACCGCCATAAGCCCGCGCCCTGGTTGCTTGAGCTGCCCCTTGTTGAAGAGCTAACTGGCGGCTGCGCTCAATATCAGAAAGAGCCGTCTGAACCACATCCGATTCATACGGGTTTTGGTAAGCCGCCATACCAGCGGAAATGGCGCTTGGTTGGTACTGTGCGCCGGTACGGGCAAACTGCTGGGCTTCCGCATAGCCAGGCTGGGCTAATGCTGCCCGCACCACATCACGGGCTTCCCCGTACTCGCCGGGCCTAACGGCCCCGCGTGTGAGTGCCTGCGCTTCAGTAACTGATGGTACGGCTGAAGTGCCCCGAACAAGACCCTGAGCTTCACCAAACTGCGGACGATAAAAAGCAGCATTAGCGGCGCCAAAGTCAGGCATAGCGTCACGGGTATAACCCATGGCTTCACGGATCGCAGGCTGCGCTTGGTTCCGCATTTGAAGCAACTCAAACGCAGTCGCTTCCTGGGCCGGGGTCAACCCCGCTACTGTGCGCCTGGCGTAATCCTCATAAGCCTGCCCGCCGGTGTAAGGGGTATAACCTTGATCCGCCACCGCTTCGGCGCGGGAATACACATCAAGGGCGCGCTCCTTGAACTCAGGGTCAACCGATTGGACCTGAGTGGTTGACTGCTTGCCGCCGCCCTTACTCATGGCGAAATCTCCTTAGAAACCGTGGTCATTATACCCTTGAAACCATGTTCTTTCAAAGCACGAACCCACCCATGGCGCCCACATCCCGTCAATTTACTACACCCAAACCGCCGCCCAAAAGCATCCAATGATGGGATCATATCGACAATCTGGGCTAATTCACCGCCAACCAACCAAGCATGGAGAACCCGAAAGGCGGGATATTCTATAATCTCGGTCACAATGACGCCATTTGGTGCTGGCCAGAATGTAAACCGCCCTTCTTGAATACCCTGCTTTACGTCTGCAAGTTCGTGGGTATTCCCTGCATAATCCAAAGCATCCTTCAACCACTTAGAACACCGCTCAAACTCTGCATCAAATGGCTTCATAGCGACGAAGCCGATACGGTGCCGGAATTGTCCACCTCAATGCTCCAGCGGGTTCCATTTGGCGATTTGATAATCAGGCGACCTGGGGAAATCTCCACATCGCGCCCGCGCTTGTGGTTCTCCATATCGGCTTTCTCAGCCATGCTTCTGGCGGTCTGGTCATCACGTTGAATATAAACAGCAGGGGATGGCGGCAACCTCATCGCCTGGCCCCTGGCACCGCTTCAAGGCGGAAATTACCAACACGCCAATCACCCAACTCAACGCCCGTCACTTTGTAGGAAACCTGACGCCCACTAAACCTAACATCAGTGTACTGGGCAGAAATGGTATAAGGACCATAGGTGCTTTCTACCCCTTCTGGGGCAAAGCGGGTTTTGAATGTGACGTTTACCTGGCCTTGTATTTTCTCGTCAGGCAGCACCTGGCGAGCCACCATAATTCTATCGCCATTCCCAAACTCAACCGGCCCGCTCTCTGCGTATGGCGCTGCGCCATCATAAGAATATCCTACCTCATGGTCATAAACATAACCAGAGGGATCAAACATGATAGGATATTGGAACACGCCAGCAGGAACTCCCGTGGTCCTAGCCAATGTCCCGAAATACCAAACATTCTCACGGAAATTCCAAGCCACATAACGGTCACACTCAGAAGAACCGCTAGAAGGATAAAACCACATTACCTCAAAAAATTCTGAATTTAACATTGCTGCGACTTTTGCCGCCTGCCCATAGTTGAAGTCAGAAAAGACGTAATCAGCCACATCACATTGCAGCGGCTTGATGGCACCATCAAACAAATAGAATACGCCTTCAGACATCCAAACAGCACCGTTATCAATACTGACAGACGCCTGGGCACTAATAGCCCCACAACCAAAGCCGATACGCTCAAACCCGTAAACATATGGCGGGCCTTGGTACGTCGCAAGATGAGCGTCCACCGTGGTTAGAAGGAGCGATCCATACCTAGTGCGTTCCCCACAGATCAACTTACCAGATGTGGATAACTCAAAATCACCCGCCTGGTTTGTCGCTGACGGTGACCAATCAGTGTTGTCTTCCTGGTCACACCATTGCACCTTACGCGGATTACCACCCGCGCCTAAGGCAAAGACAAACCGCTCAGGCGTCACTAAGATAGAACTGTTGCCAGTTGGCGCATTAGTAACAATAGCCGCCCGATTGGCGGTATTCAGCGTCCATTCATAAATCTTGCCGTCATCATTTCGGCAGGCAAGCAAATACTCGCCCCAGTTATCCAGCGCCCATGTTGATGCAGGCACGATACCAGTGGAAGAAAATTGCGGCCTAGGCGTCCCGTATGCACTTTGTCCATACAACCAAGTTCCATAACCATTCTGCGCTTGGCTATCGACATAGCCGATATTTATTTCATACTTGTAATCGGCACTGCCCTGGCTTGTTTCCGTTGAAGCAGCATTCCCACTGGCAGTTACCGTATATGAATTATCATTAACCTTGGTGATAATGTAGTTGCCAGAGAGCGTTATTCCGCTCGATCCTATGGCAGTTCCATTTGAGAAATTCACCGTGTCGCCAGTGTTTGCGCCATGGGCTGTATCAGCAACCGTCACAACAGCCGAACCGCTAACAGTGCTGAATGCGCTAGTTAGAGTTCCTGTATCTCGATATGGCGTAATGTCATAAGGCTTCTTACTCGCCTTAATGATATACAGCTTCTTACTACCACCGGCCCCAAGCCACTGATTGGCGCTGTTGTCACGCCAAGAATGTGATCCGCGCATAACACCATTAACTTGGATATTCAGATAGCTGCCGGTTTCGTTTTCAAGGCGCTTTTCCCACCCACCAATGGGGCGAAGCGTTTGGTCAAACCACCGCACAAGGTTAGAATCATACCACCGGCCAGCAGATTGGTATTGCGTCCCGTTCCTAAAAACACCTGGCGGAACCTTTAACGGAACATACATCCCCAATCACCTTCCGCGTTTTAGGATAGCTTGAACCGTTTTAGTTTCATAAATGCGGATAACAGTCCACACGATAGTAAAGATCGCCGCAATCGCAGGTAAAACCTGGGCAATAGTCCCAATCACAGTACCGATAGACAGCACATCCATAACCGTTTTCGCTGTCTCAGAATGTTGTTGCCCATCCATGGTGGTAAATCCCTATCAGGAAGGCGGAACTGGCCAAACTATATTTTCTGGGAAACCAGACTGCTGCGGAACATCGCGTAAAGTTTTACGATACGCAGTCCATTCAAAATCCAACGGTGTACCTGATTCCATAGCTTTCGTGACCATCCAATCAGATTGAGAAAGCAGTTCATTTCTTTTTTGCCTAGCCGCCGTTGCTAGACGGTCATTTTCTTCCATAGCCCACGCTGCTTCTTCGGCATCGCGTTCCGCTTCTTCTTCAGAAGTGAAGGGAATTTGACCATTTGCTGTTGCATGAAAACGTGCCATGGTTACACCTCAACTATTCTTGATGCCGTACAAACGGAAAGTACCTGAAATATTTCCAGCCGCTCCAAAAAACCGCACCCCTGTTAGCGCCTGCGCGCCACCAGAATATGTAGCGGCGCCAACGTTTTGCATTATTTCACCGCTGTTGTTAAGGGCTGTCCCCATCCAATAAACACCTTTGTATTTGGTTGTACCAGCAGGATTGTGTATATACACAACATATTCAGACATTGCGTTTGAATAATTTACTGGATCAATATTTCCTCCAGTAAATGCTATAGAACTACCAGATGAGCTTACGGATGAAGAGTAGGTTGCTGATGCGGAGGTTGACTGCTGTGTAAAATGTTTATACGAGGCAGTCTGATATGTGCCATTTATTTTCAAGCGCATCCTTATATTGGTTGATTGGCTAGTTACCATGTCCGTAATCACCAATGCATAAACATCGTAAGTTGAATTAAATGTTGTTTCTATGTCAGCGGTAGCTGCGGCAGAAGCTGTTACGGTAGAAAGATAAATCCAAGACCCAGCAAATGTTGGCGAACTACTAGTCCAAGTGGTGCCATCACTAAGCAAAACATTACCAGTAGTTCCCGGCGCCACAACTTGCAAGGCAGAAGTACCATTCCCCAACAGAACATTATTGGCGGTTAGCGATGTCGCGCCCGTACCGCCACCAGCCACCCCAAGAGTAGCATAAGAAGGCGCTGCACTAGCGCCACCAGAAACCAATGGCTGACCGTTAGTGCCATAAGTTGCACCCCCAATCCCCAACTGCCCAGACGGCCCAAACCGAAACCGTTCAGAACCAGCAGTGGAAACCGAAACAGCATCAGCTTCAGGATGGGCAATGCCGGTATTAGTATCACCAACAAAAGTAAGAACCGGGACGCTGGTTGAGGTGCTATTATCAAGATTCAGTGGGGCATCCATATTTAAGGTGCCTGCCACCGCAAGCGTCTTACCAGCCCCCACATTCAAACCAACACTGGTGCCGGTACCATCAGCCTTAAAAAGCGCGTCCACCAAATCCAAGTCAGTGTTCAGCTTGGTTCCCCAGCTATCAGCACTTGCGCCGACTTCTGGCTTGGTCAAACCAAGGTTCGTTGTGGTGGTATCAGCCATTATTGCACCCTTGCCCAATTCTCAGACACGGTAGAAACCTGTGTCCATATTGTAGAGGAATCCGGTAGTCCGGTCCATGTTTCTGTGCCACCGCTAACATTTTCCCAGATGGTAGAAGTGTCCACTATACCCGTCCAAATCTCAGTGACATCCGGCAAGATTTCCCACTTTAAGGCACCTGTTGCCGTTATTGTCGCAGTAACCGCTATAGCCGCCGCCCCATTGGCGGTTTTGACCGCATTGGCGGTAACGCCGCTCACCCCAGCAATCAGCGCCGACCCGTTGTAATCCACCACCCCGGAGGCAGTTAGGGCCGAAATGGCCTGTATCAACGCCTGGCCGGTAGGAACCCGCACCGCACTGGCCGAAACCGTGGAAGAAGCCGCAATAGCGGCGGCGCCCTCAATTAGAATAAGCCCAGAAGCCGTTACCGTACTACTAGCGGAGATAGCCGCCGCGCCATCCACCACTATGTCAGCAGAAGCAGAAACCGCGCTAGAAGCAGCAATAGTAGCTGCCCCATCCAACAAGAACCCGCCAACCGCCGTTGTAGTGCTGGTTGCCTGGATCGCCGCCGCCCCAAGTAGAATTTTCCCGCCAAGGGCGGTCATCGTGCTGGTGGCTACGATATTAACCGCCGCGATGGCGGTAATGTTGCCTGTTGCGGTTACTGCGCTACTGGCGGGAATAGCGGCGGAAGCGTTCTTGTCTAACTCTGCGCTAACCGTCGTTGCTGAAGTGGCGACAATAGTAGCGGCCCCGTTTATGGGGCTAATCCCATAAACGCCTAGACCATAATAACCGCTACCGTAGCCTTCCACTTATCAGTCCAGCGTAATATCGAGAT